AAGGAGCAAAACAAATGGCAACCAACGGACAAGGCGATAGCGAAGCATTGCAAAGCATAGAGAGGGCCATCACCGGCGTCGGCAAAGCACCGGCCCGCCGGGATGCAGCGCCGAACGATGACAGCATCAGCACATTCAACGAAATGTTGGCCGAGCAATATCGTGCGCTCGGCAAGCATGCACTCGAACATGGGCAATATATTTCCCATGCCTGCAACGAGTACGCCGACCGCTTGCTATCGGAGCATCGCCGATTGGTGGGAACTGTGTTGCAGGCCGAGCGCAAGCTGGTGGCCGACGCCGAGAGCTTCATTGGAAAATGAAGATAGCCCAACGGTGGGAGGCGGTTTCAGTTTGGCTGAACGCTGATCTCAAAGCCCGGCGCATTGATGCGATACTGCTGGTCGGGGGTATTGTTTGCGTTACCTATTATTATTGGGCCAGCGGTTGGCAGGGCGCCTTAGTCGGCGGCCTTATGTATATCATGATGGTTATGATATCGGTGTGGTTGATATAAGTTTCGAGTCCAAAAATTAACGGTATATAATACTGGACAAACCTATTAGACTACCGGCGTGACTAAACCTGATGAGAGGAACTGAAATGAACAGACTAATCCTAGCTGCCGTCCTGCTGGCGGGAACGGCGTTTGCGTCATTGCCAGCGAAAGCGGACATTGTTCTTGGTGGTCAGACTTGGACCTTCAACGGAGTCGATAACCTGACGTTGACTCCGGTGGTGCCAGGCGGCAATCAACCGCAGAACATTCAGTGCGTGATCTGCGGCGATAACCAGCCGCAGCAAGACACTACCTTCGGCTATACCAACTTCAAGAACAGCGGGAATGTTTCCAGTGAGGCGTTCTTCTCGACCAACGTGTCGGGCGGCGGCAATCCGGGCCTCAACACCATTGGTACGCCCTATGACGGCTCATTCCTGCGGGCGTTCTTGCTTGCCGGTGGCGATCCTAACCTGACGTTCTCAATCGGTGTGGATGTCAACGACACCAACAAGGCGCAGACCTTGATGTCGTTCTATCTCTTGAACTTCACGACCAAGACCGTGCTGGCAGCCTTCGACGGGCCGGTGGACGTGCCGTCGCAGAACAATGGCACGGGCTTCCCCGATTACACTCTCGGCACGTTCAACATCAACATCGGCACCGACATCCATGCGGGTGATCAGTTGATCTTCTTCGCGCGGCTCGACAACGCAAACGATGGGCCGGACTCGTTCTTCCTTATCCCGACTCCTGTACCCGGTCCCATCGTGGGTGCCGGCATCCCCGGCATGATCGCCGCTTGTGGTGGTCTATTCGGGCTCAACTTCTGGCGCCGCCGCCGCAATGGTACGCTGCCGGCATAGCTCGTAAGGCTTCCAACAATAGTGGCCGAGGCGCACGCGCCTCGGTTTTCCGGGGGACACTATGCCGTCAAAAGTTCGTTGGCGATCAGACGAGCCGGGGCGCGAGCCGGCATATCGCCGATCGCAGAATATCATCCATGATCGCCTCGCCAATCAGGACGGCTGTATCACGTTCCTGCTAGTTGAACTGCGCGCATTGCAGAAGCGCGTGGCCAAACTTGAACAACACAATGCACACACCGCTGCCAATATGGTCAGAGCGGCTTACGAACGCGTGGAGGAAGTTCGGGACGAGTTGGAGCAGCGTGATGAATTGAGCGCACAGCCATGACCGCCTTTTGCCGCAGTTGCGACTTGCTCACAATTGAGAATGCCGAGCTACGGGCCGACAACGATCGGCTGCGGGCCGGAATGCGAGAGTATGCCTGCACTGGCACCGATCATCCATGCGGGTGCTACACTCAATTTCTTAGTGAGCGCGCCGACAACGAGCGGCTGCGGGTGGAAAATAAGGGACTGCGCGAATTGATCCTGAACGCTTCTGCGAACTTCGAACATTACGGCTTATCGGCGCACGCTATGGCCTACCGCCGCGCCTTGGAGCCAAAGCCGTGACTGACACCAGAGTGCGGATGCTACTTGTAGAGAGCGACCGCGCTGTATGCGTTGGCGGGCGGTGGGATGGTTGGCTGTTCTGGCTGCATCCAAACGGGAGTTGGATTTCCGCTAGAAAATTAACTGAAACGGAACCAACAATTGACCCGGCTCGCCGCGCCCTGGAGCCAAAGCCGTGATCGTAGAGTTCGTGCAAAATTATTGGCTTGACGCGCTGATAGTGCTGGCCGCCTTGATTGTCGCACCGACGATCATCGCAATAATTTTAGTAGAGTGGACCGGCGGCGGATGACCGCCGCGCCTTGGAGCCAAAACCATGACCGATGTGCTGCTGATACTGATTTGCATTGCACTATGGATCATAGGAGTGGGGGTGATGGCTCTGTTGGAGCTTAGGCCATGACCGAGCGCAAATCATTCCCTTGTGCGGTGTGCGGAAGGCCAGACGCAATATCAATTGACGAGGCCCTTGATGGCTACGACACATGCACCGACTGTGTGCCACGCCACCGCCCACTAAACGCGGACCAAGTCCGAGCTATGTTTGCGGCCAAAGACACGGCAAGGCAGCCATGACCGAGCGCACAGCAGTCCATCCCGACGCGGTCGTCTACACCTGTCTATACAGGCACTTCGATAAGGACGGAGCGCTTCTATACGTCGGCGTATCGCTGAGCGCGGTCCACCGGCTCGCCCAGCATCGAGACGCATCGCATTGGTATGCGGAAATCGCGAGCGTCAAAATTGAGCGGTTCACCGACCGGAAGGAAGCGCTGACCGCCGAACGCGCAGCCATCACAGCGGAGAACCCGCGTCACAACTTATACAGGCCCTCTGTCAAAGAGGTTGCCAGGACCAGAGCGGACGACAGCCGGCAAGACCTAGTTCGCAGGCTTGTACAGTTCAACCCACTTTATTCGCTAGAAAATGCTGCTGTCGTTCTGCAGTGTGGCAAGACCGCCATCGATAGACTTATCAATTCTGGTGAGCTTGGCTTCGTCACTATTCCCCATGGTGGGGGGGCACGTCGTCGCATTACTGGCTGGCAACTGATTGACTTCCTTGAAGCTCGCGCATGACCGAACGAATGGCTTTCAGCGTTGAAGAAGTCTGCGACATACTCGGTGTGTCGCACGTGACAGTCTATGCGCGGATCAAAGACGGCACCTTGCGCTCGGCCTCATTCGGCAGGCGACGCCTGATCCTGCGAAAGGACGTTGAGGCGCTGTTTCAGACCATGGGCCGTGATATGGGCAGGAAAGCATTAGAGGAAAAACAGCAATGAATTCAATGGGAGGACGAGGCCATTGTGGCCGCGCTTCCTTAGTTCGCAGCAATAAGCGGACGGAAGCTTTCCACCAAATTACCCCGCAGAAGCAACGAGATACATGCTCCAATATGCGCTGCCCGTAAGGCAGCGGAAGTGCACGTAAAGGCAGTGAAGATGGTCTGGGATATGGGACGGTTTCAACTTGAGGTAGCGCAGCCATGATGCCGCGCTGGGCCGTGCCGCTGGCCTGGATACTGCTGTGCTTGGCGGTCGGCACCGTGCTGGCGATCCTGCTCACCGGCTGCCAGATGCCGCTGCGGACCATCCCATGAAAAAGCCCCGGCGGGAGGGCACCGGGGCTGCGGAATCAGGGCTTCCGCGGGAGCTATTTGCTCAGGACATTCTTGATCGCCGGGATCGAAATATCTGGCAGGTTGCTGCGCTTGCGCTCGTCCGGCGGCACGATGCACTGCGAGAGGATTTCGCGCACGTTTGCTTGTGCAGCAAATACAGAAGCTAACAGCTCCTTGCGCTCGTTGTATGCATTGGTGCCCTGCATGTACAAAAGGAACACGATGCCGCCGATGATGAGCGACTGTACCAGCAGCACCGGCTGCGTGCCGAGCGCACTGATGTAGCCGCCGACCGCCTTGCCGCCTTCCTCGAGGGCACCCATGGCATGCGTCCTAGCTTGTGGCCGGATAGATCACCGTCACCTCGTCGTCGGTGCTCACGCCGAGGCTGTCGGCGAGCGCCGGCGAGAGGTCGGCCGCCCGGCCGGTCTGTTCCTCGTGCGGCCCCCAATCGGCCGGATGCGCCAGCCGCGACACGCCGGTATCCTTGCTGGTCACCAGCGCCATCTGGCCGCTGTCGCGCAGCATCGTCTTGGGCGTCACATCGTAGTCCCAGCGGCAGGCCAGATAGAACACGCTGGGATCGAGCCTGCGGGCAAGCCCGCTCGTCCCTGCCGGCTGATATTCCAGAAATAGCCAGGGCGCCTCGTCGTAATCGTAGATGAATGCGAGGCCCTCGCTCGGCGACACGCCGGTATCGGCGGGACCACCAAAGGTCGAGCACGTTCCTTCGGCGAAGAACAGCACACCGCTCGGCGGCGGTTCCGGTTCCGGCCCCGGCGTGGCCTCATCGCCTGCCAGCGCGCCGGCAATAGCCGAGCAGATATCGCCATACTTTGCCCGGTAGATGTCGGTGTCGGCTTTCGCGTCGACGAAACAGACTTCGACGAGGCATGCCGGTTTGTTGGTACCGTTGAGAAACGCGAGGTCGGATCGGTGTTTTGCTCCACGCTGGATCAGTCCAGAAGCGGTACATACGGCCTCGCAAATTGCCTTGGCGATCTTCTCGCCCTTGCTGCTGACATAAAGGCACTCGTGCCCGCGCCCGCCTTGCGTCACCTCGTAGGCATTGAAATGGATCGACAGGTCGGCGTCCCTGGTCTGCTGGTTGTGCCACGACACGATCTTATTGAGGTTGGCCGACTGCGAGGTCGACGTGTCGTCGTGGAACGTGACGCAGTCGACGCCCATACCGCGCAGTTCTGTTGCCGTCGCCTCTACAACTTTCCTGGCCTCGTTGACCTCGTCGAGTCCCCACGGGGATGGACCGGCAGCGCCGCGCACGATCTTCGAATGGCCGCTCGACATAGCTATTTTCATCACGTCACCACATCAGACCATTGGTCCCAGCCGAGCCAGGATAGGAACGCCAGCACCAGCAGCGCCGTGATGAAGATGATGATCCACGGCAGCGCCTCGTAGCGGCGAGGCGTCATAGCGACGTGCTGTAATTGACGTTGAGCGTGTCGCCGTTTACCACCGACTTGTCGCCGGTCGAGAACGTGCCGGCCGACCATAGCGTGCCGGCGGTGTTGTCCTTGGTGTTGAGCGCGCCACTGCCGTAGCAAAGGAACGCGCCCTTGACCGTTCCGGTGCTGGTGATGGCGAACGACAGCGCCGCCGACAGCGCCTTTGATCCCGACGCCGCGGCCGACCAAACTGCGGTCTTGCGATTGCCGGAATATGTAGGCGCGTTGGTGCCACCGGCCTCGAGCCAGCCTGAATGCGAAGCCATGGTGTCGCCGGCGGCCACCGCCGTATAGGACACCGACGAGATCAGGCCCATGAATGGTCCGACCACAGTATAGGTCGACCCGGCGAGGAACGAATCGAGCGCCAGGTTCTTGCCGACGGTGGCAACTACGTTGTCGATCACATCGCGCCATTTCAGCTTGCCGTCGGCGCCGATGCATTCAACCTCGTAGCGGCCATGCGCCTCGGCATGCTCGCCGATCCCGTTGCCGCGAGTTACAGATGCGTCGCTGCATTCGCGCGCGTCTGCGCGTTCCTCAGTCATCTGGATGTCTCCTTTGGAAAGCCGTCAGCTTGTAGGGAATGCCCGATTGGAAACCGTGTAACCGCTGTCAGATGCCGTGCGGGCGCTACCAACCGTCAGACGGACGCCGCGGCAGTTCCCTACAAAACCATTGGAGGGGCTAGCGCCGGAATTGCCCACGCTCAGAACCTCCGTGCAGTTGAAGATTGTGCGCAACGTCGTCGAGCTGGCGACCATCGTGCCGTCTTTATAGAGGCGGTATTTAGTGCCATCAAAATCCACGCGCCATCTGGCCCAAGTATTGATGACCAGCGTTCCCGCCGAGGATGTAAGTTGCACGATATTATCGCTGCCCGTGGTACTGACATTGAACGCTACCGCATTGGCGTTCTGATATAAGGCCCATCCAAGCTGCGGCGAATTGAACCAATGAGCAAACCAAAAGTGGGTTCCGGTGACGGTGGTTGGCCGCGCAGTAAAATCAAGAGTGAAATTGACCGCACCGATTGTCCACCTCGCATCGTCTGCAAATGAAAGCTGATCAACCGAACCATCAAACAGGAAAGTCGATGTCCCATAGAGCGGCGTTATGCCCGTGTCATGCTGGGCGTTCCCACCAACTGTCATACCGCCGCCGCTCTTTTGGTCGGTGAAAACCGCGTTGCCGTCTGCAGCATCGTAGTCGAGCAGCAAATTGACGTTGCTGTAATACGGGTCTTTGTATGCAATTGTTAACGTGAACGCGGCAAGATCGGCCGTCGCTCCGAGATTGTCGGTCACCCTGATGACAATGCCCGCGTAGGCCCCGGCGGTCTGAAATCCCGGCGTGCCCGACACTACACCCGTGCTGCTGTTGAGCGTGATGCCGGACGGCAGCGTGCCTGCCGCCACGCTGTAGGTATACGGCGAAGTTCCGCCGGATGCGGTAGCGGTGAAACCCGCATAAGTCGAGCCGACGCCATGCTCGTATTCGGTGCCGGTCGTTACCGGAGTGCCGGCTATACTTAACGTGAGACCCGCAACTTTCGTGGCATCAGGTGAATCGGTGCAGGTCATCGCCTCAACAATCCCCGTGGCATAGACAAGTCCGGCGTCCCATGCGTCCCCGCTGCTCGCTGCCTCGAGCATGATCTCGCCGAGATAGGCATCGACGATCTCGCCCACCGATGCCGGGTCGTCAACCAGCGTGGCGAAAACAACATTCCCGGTGCCCGCATTGTCCGAGGCCACGGCGGCCTCGGCCAGGTCGGCCGCAATCCCCGAGCGCGGTGGCCGCAGGCTGACATTGCAGACCAGCATTCATGTCTCGCCGGTTGACAACGATGCGCTGGTGATCGTGTTGATAACTTGATGGGAACCATCTGGTGCCTGCCAGACGACCTGCCATGTGGCACCATCATCAATCGATGATGCAATTCGAGCGCGAAAATCTCCACTCGACAAATCCAACGCACCACCCGCCATCAAAATTCCATCCGCGTATGTCACGCAGGTCACATAAGTCATCGGGACTGTCTTTGTCGCCGTGGTTTTTGTGCCATCCTTCAAAATCGTGACATCAATCGAGTTGTCATAGGCAGTAAAATTTATCAGATCATTTAAATACCACTGCTCGTCGAACTTCGTCGGGATTGCTAGATAACTTTCCACGATCACGCCCCCGCTATCCTTCTTTTCGTAATAGCCATATTTTCCATCAGGTAACTTCGCGACAGGATTGAGATGCACCATGAACGGCGCCGGTGGGTCCGAATTTGGAACAGGCGGATCGGGATAATTTTCATCGCTGTCATCGCGGAGTTCGGCCGCTGCCTCCGACCAACTCACACCGTCGCTTGAAACCAACAACCTGTCATAAAGTTTTGTCGCGGTGTGATGATCCGGCTCGGGAAAGTAATATTCAGTTGAGCTGACGCGGCCATAGAACTTACCCGCATCCAATGCAAAGGCCATGACACGCGAGTCGTTGCCAACATAGTCCGGCCATTGTTTGCGAAACGCCCTCGTCCAATTATTCCCATTGTGCGAAACCATAATCACCGATCCAGACCCAACTGATCCAGTGGATTCATCTACGATGACAACATTGCCACCAAGAACAAAGGTTATCTTTCGATTGCCTTCACTATCGACAACCGCCTTGCAGGAACCACCTCCAATATTGGGAGATGGTGCAGATGTTGCATCGCCTTCAATTATAAAAGCATCAAGATCGCCGAGATCGGAAAACACCTTATGTCCACTCAAATCGTCTTTGCTTTTAATGTTGGCATACAAAACAAACGCGCCGTAGCCGCCGGCAACGAACACGACTCCAGCCTCCCAACTAACATTTACAATCTGCTGCGTAAGATCGAGCCCAATGGGCATCAGATATCCGTGCGCAGGAACGGCAGCGTCACCGACAGGCCGGCCGGCACTGCGCTGTTGGACTGCGTCACCCGGAGCGCATAGCGGTCGCCCTCGGCGAAGTCAGTGGCGGCCGGGATGCTGAACGTGCCGTCCTGTGCATTGGCAGCGATGGTGATGGTGCCGATCTCGGTTGTGTTCTTCTGGATCGACAGAATGACGGAGGTCGCTCCTACCGGGTTGGCGACATCGAGGTGGGCATAGGCGTCGGCATTGCCAGCCGCCAGGTTCATGGTCCGGTTGGCAACGCCCTGGAACAGCAGCTCCCCGGCGGTGCGCTGGATGCTGCCGGGCACGAAGATTGCAGCGTCGTAGTTGACATCGCGCAGCGGCATCCAGAGCGAATAGAGCGGCCCGGTTCCTGTGGCGTTTGGATCAAAGGTGGCCGGTAGCGCCGGTGTCGTATGGGCCTCAAGCACCTGATAGAAGCCGTTGCCGGCCGAGATCATGTGCCCGCGCGTGTACGGCGTGCTGTTCGTCCACGTTCCTGCATATGTGAGTGTAGCGATCGGCAGCGGGATGACTTGCGACGATCCATCGGTGAAATGGAACGTCATGCTGTTCGAGGTATAGGTCACGCTGTCGATGCGCTTGCCCTCGGCCACGTCGGCGACGAGGTCGACGATGCGCTGATCGACATCGTAGAAATTGCCGTCGACCTGGGCCGCGCTGTTCGGCGTGCCCGTGCCCGTGCCCCACGCGCCGGTCGAGACGTAAACGATCGTCATGATTATTCCCTGGCGTTCGGATTCTTCTTGATTATGTCTTTGTTCCTAATCTCGACGTTGTTGGTTTCCTCGACGCGGGCATAATCGGTCTTGGTCGTCACCTTGCCGCCCTGGTTAGGAACGAAGACGTTGCCCTGGATGCTTCCCACCGACGGGTCGACCGTCCAAATCTTGTTGGCGACATGCATGTCAACAAAATTGTTCCGGTTGACCGTGCCGTTGTCGTCCTGCTGATAGATGCGCACCTCGTCGACGCGCCGCTGTGTTTCCTGCGGCCTGGTGTTTGAGGTGCTGACACTCCAACTATACGGCAGATCCACGGTCTTGCCACTCGAGCCTTTGATGACGCAAACACCCTTGGTCGGATCGCTCGACGAGGGCGGCAGCGACCGCGACGGTGTCGGCCGGATGTTGGGAAACACGGCTGGCCGGACGACGACTTCGAAGCCCGCCATCACACCGCCTCGAGGTCAATGCCGGTGGGGATTTTCAGGTCGGTGACCTGCAGCTCGTAGTCGCTTGCGAATCCGCTGGTCATGCTCTTGAGCTTGAAGGTCGCGCGCGTCTCGTATTGCTTCAACAGGTTCTTGAGATATTCGGTGCGCACCGCGACCGCGGCCTCGGCCGCAACCTTGAAGGCGCTGTCGCTGACGTTGCTTGAAGTTGCGCCTTGTGACTTCACTATATTATCATTGAGCGCCGCCTCCTGCTCGTCCGGCCCAAATTCGACGACGAGGTCGGTCTCGATCACGTCCTCCGCTCGCAACGGCGACATAAAGTTGATGCCATCGTCGTTCGGTGCGGCATCCGGCGGTTGATATCCGACCGACGAATCGAACTCAGTCGGGACCACCGTGCGACCGACGAACTGCTGATAGTCGGCGCCGGCATAAGCGGTCACGCAATAGCTCGGCGTGCCTGATGTTGTCGCCACCGTGCCGCCGCGGCCGATGGGGCAACCGATGCGGACCTCGCAATTGATATGCCCGTCGGAGCCGTCGAGCGCGAGCGAATAGCCGATGATCTTGCCCGTCGCCTCGCCCACGCGCGGCTCAATCAAGAACAGATTCTTGCGCAGCGTAATCTCAGACATGCGCGCCAGCTTTGGTGCAAACGCGATCTCGACCGCCCGCGCCCGCTTCATCAGGTTTGCCCGCGCCAGCGCGATCAGGTGTTCCAAGCTCTGGTTCCCGCGCGGTGTCGCGATGTAGGACCGCCGCGCCGGATCGCCGATGATTCCGCCTTCGGTCAGATTGACCGACTTGACATCGTCGATGCGCAGTGCCTCGCCGTCCTCGGGATCGGTCAGGATCGGCTGCACGTCGGCATATAGCGAGAACGACACCCGCTCGGTGCATTGCCGCCCGGCGGTGTAGCCCGCGATCAACGTCGCCTGCACGCCCTGCATCGGGATGAAGCTGTCGACGCTCGAAAAGTTGCGGCTGAACGACGAGGTGTAGAGCAGGCCGTCGCCGTCGTGGCTGTACGACACGTTGATGTCGTCGGCGGTGACAATGCCGCCGACACCGATGTTGGCGTGTGCGCCGCAATAGCTTGTCGTCTGTGTGTATGTGGTTCGGCTGCTGTCGCCGTCAGCCCACTTGACGATCAGTGTCACGCCTTCGGTCTTGCTCTTGACCGTGTAATCACCAATGTCGTAGGCGGTCGATTCCGCGACCTGCCAACCATCGCCAATACCGGCCCCATTCTTCGGCCAATCCGAGGCCGACAGTGTGTACGAATTGATGATGCCGTTGGTGACGCCAGGCCAGCGCGAGAGCAGATAGCCGGTCAGGTCGACGGTGCCGCCGGCTTGTTGCGTCCAAGTATATTCGGCGCTGACATCGACGCGCGCCAGCGGCCCAGACGTGAGCGTCAAGCCGAGCCCGTCATAGAGCACCTTGCCGGTGTCGCTGGTGCCGTCGAACTCGACCAGGCCGTCCTCGCCGGTGAGCTCGTCCGACACGGTGATGACATGGGTCTCGCGATCGTAATGCCATATCTTGGTGTAGCCCTCGAGCACTACATCGGGATCGTCGCGCCGCGCCGGGTCGATCACCGCCTCGTCGTAATGCGGCAGCACCCGCAGCGTGTCGGCAACCGCGGCCTTCTGCGCCACCACATCGATCGGCCGCGCCACGAATTCCAGCGTGACCAGCTCCTCGAATATGCTGGTCGGGATGCCGACGAGCCGGCCGCGGAACTTGATCAAGGCCGGGCCGCAGTCGAACGCGAACCACGCCCAGATTTTGCGGCCGGGACCGAGCAGCCCGATCGCGTCGCCGGCGACGTTGACCGGCCGGCGCACGACCACGGTCAGGCTCGCCGGGTCGCCCTCGTCCTGCTTGAGCGTGAACGAGAACACCTGCTCGTCCCAGCGCATGTGCTCGGAGCCGAACACGGTTTCGGTCGCATCGATCCAAGCGAAATACGGCAAGCCGGCTGGCATCTATTGCCTCTGCTCGGCCTCGAGCTGCCAGGCGATCTCGGCCGCCCACTCGTCGCGCGAGGTGTTCCACGTCGTGACCTTGGCGAGAATGGTCAGCACGTCGCCCGCCGTATTGGAGGCGCCGAGGCCGGGGATGCAGGTGATGGTGATGTCCTGCCCCGGCCACACGTCGGTGAGCTCGGGCACCTCGTGGTCGGTGCAGGTGATTGACACCTTGTATTGCCGGAACTGCGCGATCGAGATATCGGCGAGCGCGCCGCGGCAATCGCGCGCCAGGTTCTTGGCCTGGTCGATCGGCTCCAAGGTCATGGTGATGCCACGCACGGCATACTGCGAGAAACTGATGTCGTCGATCGCAAGCAGCGTATAGGCGGACATCAGGCGTACCGACTCGGCTTGCGGCCACCGGAGCGGACCTGTGCCAGCGTCGCCGCCCGGTGCAATTGCTCGACCACGTCGGACGAGGCGCGCAGGCCGCCGATCGCCGGCAGGCCGGGGAAGGCAATGGTGACATTACTGCCACCCGCGAGACCACCAGTGGCAAACGCCGGCATCGAACCGCGCACCATGCCGCCGAGCGCAAACCGGCCCATGCCGTCGAGCACCCGGCTCAAGTCACCGCCCGAGCGCCGCAGCGCCTCGAGGAACGACAGCACACCGGGCTGCGCGACCGCGGCCGCCGGTGTGATGTATTCGCCGCGCGACACCCAGGCGAGATTGCTGTCCGAGGTGCCGGTGCCGCGGCCGCCAATGAAGCCGCCGCTGGCAAAACCTTGGTCGACATTGGGACCACCGCCGCCACCGCCACCAAGCCCCAACGCATTTTTTATCTTCTGGCCGAGGATGGCCGCATTGGCGACTACGCTCTGACCGAACTTGCCGAAGTCGTTAAGGATGGCGTCCCATAAACTCACGTCCGGCGTCAGTCCGTTTTTAATTCCGGCGAGAACAGCGTCGGCAAAAGCCGACCCGGCGGCCGATCCCATCGCGGTAATGATCGGCAATATCACTTGGCCCAACGCGCTGAGTGCCGGGGCAAGCCGACTGCCGGCGTTGGCGATTGCCTGATCGAGCGGCATATTCTGGAAATCTGAAACAATGCCCTGCAGCACTGGCCGGAAGGCAGTCAGGATTTGGGCAAAGGCCGGCGCTGCAATGGCACCTATCTTGTCGAAAAACGCCGATAACAGTGAGGTGAACTGATTCCACCCTTGCGCCATTTCCTGCAGCGCCTGCTGATTGCTGCTTGTGAGCGTCAACCCGAGCCGGTCGGCCTCGGCTGCCATCTCCCTGAGTTTTGCACTGCCTTGACTAAGCGTCGCGATTGTTTCCGGCGACAATCCCAGCGCCTTGCCGATCTGTGCTCGCTCTAGGTCAGTGCCGAGGTTCTTGAAAATGTCGGCGAGTCTAGACCATTGATCCGCAGCAGGTACCCTGGCGAGGGATACCAGCAGCTCATCAACCCGTTCCTTCAACGTGATCGCCGGCAAAGCCGCTACTTTTAAGCCCTTGCCAATATCCTCGAGTTGCTGCTGGATGGCTTGCTGCTTGGCCGCCTGTTCCCCTGCTGCCGCAATATTCTCCGACAATTTGCCGAACTCGGAGGCAAACTGCTTGAGCGCGGTGCCGCCCCTGGCAAACACGTTCGATAGCGCCGATAAATTCTGGAAGGTTTGACCGCTGACCCTTTGTAATTGAGTGAGAGCTTTTTCGGTTTCCTCGGCAGCGTTGGCAAACTCAAGTACCTTTTTGGTAGCGACAACGATACCGGCGCCAATCCCGACGGCAAACACTGCCGATAATTTGGTGGCCGCCTCGGCGATGCCGAGAAATGCATTCCGGCCGGCCAGGCCGATGTTGTACATTTGCGACTGGACCTCTTCGCTTCCATCCAGCGCGATCTCTACCGCTAGCTTTTCAACCATGCTTACTTGCCTCGGAAGTGCTTGGCGAAGATCGCCGCAAAACCCGCGACGTGTTTCTTGACGATCTCGAAGATGCGAAACTTTTTCGGAATGCGCGCCGACTTGACGCCGATATAGAGCGGTTTGCGGTGGCGGTCCTTATCGTTGGCATCGAACAGCATCGGCTGACCGCGGACGGTGGCCGAGACCAGTTTCTTGCCCGACCGGCTGGCGGTCGGTGCGCCGTGCGTGGTCGGTATCCACAGCAGCGGCTTGCCCTGGATGGTCGCGCCGTGTTCGAACACGCCGGCAATGCCGTACCGGTGGAAGATGACGGCCTTTGCTTTCAACGACGGTGCGCCGCCTTCGGTCGCATCCTTTGTCAGATATTGCAGCCCGCTTTGCCACTTCGCATGCCGGAACCCCGGCCCGGCGGCGCCGATGTTTTGGCGGCCTTCCTGCACTGCATCGGCGGCGACCTCACGCAGCGCCGCGACCGCAGCCGTCGCCACGGCCTGCTGATCCTCGCGGATTTTCAGCAACCAGAGCGGCTCATCGAATTTGACTCTTAATTTCATGGGCATCAGTTGCCCAAATCCTTCAAAGTTTTTTCGATCACCTTGCTGTCGCCCTGCGAGCCTATGGCGGCGATCATCAAGGCGTCGGCCCGTTCGATGCGGTCGAGTTTGCCGCTGAATTCGAGAAAGGCCACGATCTGCCGCGGCGTCAGCGTCATTGCATAGTCAGGTGGGAATCCTCGCCGGATGAGGGCGGTGATGGCGATGGCGATGTCCGCAGTCGCACCTTGACGGTTTTGCTTTCCCCTTCGCCCGCTCCCAGGAGCGCCGCCACCGTTTCGACGAAGGAGCTCAACCCGTTTGGGAATGTCAGCCCGATAATTGCTTTCAATAATTTCAACTGGTCTTCGACCAGCAACGTGGCGGCATGCTGCTCATATTTTTCCTCGCCGAGGTGGCCACAGCCCGCCGCAATGATCGGGCCGATGGCACCGCCGAACCGCTCGATCAACTGCGATCCAATGTCGGCACCGCCGCCGAGCAATGACCCGAGTTCGGGAAAGCGCGCCACAATGGACGCAATGGCATTGCCGTGGAGGCCGCGCACGGTGATCCGGTTGCCGTCGATCTTGACTATCTCGACCGCCGTCGAGGGCGCAATGTCCAGAAGGTCTGCCATGTTACCCGGCTATCCATGTCAAGGTGAAGGTCGCACCCGTGCCGGCGCCGCTGCTCGAGACCTGCGCCACCGGATTCGTCGGCGGCGTCGAGGCCGCTGGAATGCTGCCCGGATTGGTGATGGTCACCGTCGCAACCGCGGTGGTCGTCAGCGTGGCAACGGTGAGCACGACACCGTTCCCCACCGAGATAGTGTTGCCGACCGCATAGCCCGTGCCGCCCGCAGCAACCACTGCAACGCTGACTTTCTTGAATGCGATATCGTGGACAGTCCAGATTCCGAACTCGCCGGTGCTGCCCGGTTGCACCTCGGCCTCGATCTCGATCTTGGAGAAGTCGTCAGCGTCGGTGATGAAGCTAAAATCACCGGACGGAACGAACGAGACCGTTGCGGTGAAGTCGACGGTCTGGCCGATGTCGTTGGTGCCGACGACCTTGATGTCGCCGGTGAATTGGGTCTTCGACAGGCCGCTCAGCTTGATCTGGCCCGGCGTGGTGGTGTCGGTTGTGGCCAGCGCGAAGAATGCAAGGTTTCCGCCGGTGATCTCGTCGAGCGTGAACTTGACGGTAGCGCCGACCTCGGTGATGGCGGTGAAATCCTTAGTCTTTATTCCTTCTCTGGAACTGAAGTGCTCCTTCTTGGTGACCGTCGGCGTGTAGATGAACGACGGCGCGTTGCCGAGATCGACAAAGCTCCCCGCGCCGGCTTCCTTGAAGGAGACGATTCCTTTTCCGATGTGATAGTTGTTGACGTTCGGTGACGTGGGCATTGGTGATTCTCCCTCTAAAGGTCGTCGGGCCGCAGCGTGTACTTGAACAGGAACTGCGCTTTCAAAGCGCCAAGCATCGAGCGGCCGAGGCCAAGATCGGTCTGGCATCCGAGATAGCGGATTGCGCCGTTGCCGAAACGTCCGGTTTTCACGATCTGCTCGTTGAGCTTGATGTCGGTCAGCACCCGCTTGATCAGCTCGCGCCGCAGCGTGGTCAGGTCGGAGCCGACCTCGTTGGATTGCTCGGCCAGGATGATCTCAGGCGTCATATGCACGACGGTCGGCCGGTTCGGCGGACGCATCGACAGGTCGGTCGAGTCGTTGGTTTCCTCGTCGCCGTCGAGCACCAGCGCGGCCGGCAACTGGTCTTCGGTGATGTCGATGTTGTTGCGATGGGCCAAGCGGATATTCGGGATGGCGGCAACCACCTCGACCAGCCGCGCCAGGATGTCCTCGCGAACGTCAGCCATCGACGGCCTTCAATAAAAACCGCACCTCGCCGACATCCTCGCCGTTGGGACTGCCGCGCAACTCGTAGGAGCGCACCACCCAGGAGCGGCCATTGAAGGCGAGCACCGCGTCGAAATAGTCGTCGCGCGCGATCCCCTTGCCGGTGAGTTCGACGATGCGGGCAAAGGCGCCGGGACCGACGCTGCGCACCTCCACGGTGCCGCTGGTGGTGGTCTTGGGCCGGGTGTCGTCGATCACGATCACCTCGACCTCGGCCGCGGTCGCGGTCGTCAGCGTGGCGTCAACGCCGAGCTCGGCATAGACCGGGTCATAGAGCAGTGCGCTGTAGTCGATCATGCCAGTAGCCGCCCCGCCGCGCCGATGATCCGCACCGAGGGAATGCCGAATAATAGAGCGACCAGCATGTAAAGGCCGATCAGAGCCACCACAGCGAGGTAGCCCTTCTGTACATTGCCCGGCACCGACATTCCCATCCACGACAGAAACCAAAGGATGATTGCACCGACCAATAAAAGGACCGCAATCACAATGGCTATGTTTATGACGCCGAGCACTAGACCGCTGAGTGACATGGTGGCCTCCTATGCGACGTGCAGGCGCCGGTACGGCTTGATTAGATCGACCGCAGCGGCCGACAGGAACCCAGACGAGGCGGTCGAGTATCCCGCCGTGAAATAGCTGATGCGGGTGTCGCCGTGCTGCACCTCGCGAATGCCGGGATCGCGCGTGGCAGAGGTGCGCCCGACATTGACCGCATCAATCACCGCGCGCTGTAGCCTGGCCGGCGCTTCTTCCGGCAGGTCGTAGCCGCCCGAATAGCTGACGGCGATCGTGGTGCCGCCCCAGCACTGCCACGGCCGCTCGGTGGCCCAGGCGTTTGCCTTCCACGGCCACAGCCGGCCGCTGACCGGATCGAAATCATAATCGGGTGTGGGAGCGCCGCCGTTCGATACCGAAACGTCGGTCACCTCGAGCACCGGGTAAAGCGACAGCGTCAGCGCCTGCCGTGACAGCATGCCCTCGTAGTGATCGAGGGTGAATGTCTCGACCGCCTGCGCCAGGCCGAAACGGCGGTTGCAATACTCTGCAATGATGCGTGACTGAAACGTGATAGCCGCCTGCAGCGCAGCGTCGTCGGTGGTGCCTTCGATGCCGAGCGCAAGCTTGAGGTCGTCGAGGCTGATCAGGTCAGGCCCGGCGCTCGAAGGCGCCTCGCTGATGATCTCGAGGATGGAGTGCATTACTTGAACCTGACCGGCTCGAGTGCGCGTTCGGTGCGGGCGTCGCGGCCATCGCTGCCGCGCTTGACGGCGAGGCGCCAATCGTCCGACTTGCCCGGCTTGGCTGACGTGTCGGATTGCGCAATGAAGAACGAACCGCCGAGCGTGACGCCGTCGCCGGCGACATAGGCGGTGCCCTCTTTCCAGACGCCGGCATCGAGCACGATGGCGGTCTTGATTTCGTGAACGGTGTCGCCGATCGCCCAGCGCAAGGTTCGGCCGCCATCGACCGTTGTGACCGTTGCAGCCTTGAACATGCGTTCAAACCGCTGATCGATATGTTCCTGCAGCAGCGCCAAGTCGGCGGCGTTGCGGCCGGTCTCGCCCTTGACGCCGCGTTCGCCCTGTGGCCCGCGCTTGCCTTCCGGTCCCGGTTCCCCGCGCGGCCCCGGTATTCGCGCCAGCGCGCGAACCTCGGCCAGCGCGCGCAGGGCTGCGTCGAGGCAAACACCGATGGCCTCATGCATCGTATATTGCGGAGCAGGGATCATCGCTGCCTCTTATGCCGCCAGCAGGAATGCGATCACGGCCGCCTCGTCGTCGTTCTGTTGCCCGGTCGCAGTGCCGCTGAATTTCACGATCATGCCCGAGCCTGTGCCGCGGGTGCCGACGGCACCATTGCCCGCGACCGACAGAGTTTTGAGCACTGCCGCCGCGTTGCCAGCTTGGCCGCAAGCGCCGACCGCTGCGGCACGAACAATAAGCTGCGCCGCGCTCTGGCCGACGACGCCGACCGTGCCGTGCGCCTCGCCCCATAGCGGCGGCAGGATGCCGTAGCCGATGCCATAGACCGGCAACGGCCGCCGCCGGTGTGCCCGGCCACCAACCGGGGCAACGGGCACCTCGACGGAAACAACATCGGCATCGAGTTGATCGAGTGCATTGGCCGCCTCGGCCAAATCTGCCAGGGCGACAACAACCGCATCGACGTTATCGACCGTCGTGTCGGCAATTGCCGTAGCATCGAATATATCGAGTGCATTGGCCGCCTCGGCCACATCTGCGGCAATGCAGATAATCCGGCCGTCGGCCGTGACGCAAATTGTGTCGGCAGTCCAGAGCGTACTGTCGGCAGTGACGGGCATTAGCTAAAGATTTCGTCGGCGCGTGCCTGCGTCAGGATGCCGTCGGTCACAAGCGACGTTCTCAATGTCGTCACCTTTTTCTTGTTCATATTGAGCGCCGTATCGAAAAATACGACATCCCAGTTCTTGGCATTGCCCGCAGTTCCCCGCCACGTCGTTGCGGTAGCGGCCCGATATTCTGCATTGGTAAATCGACCAATTATCTCCGATGTTACTACCGTCGACTTTGCGTCAATTGGAATGGTAGCGATGACGTTATTGCCGGCGTCGATCTGAGCCTGGGTTGCGCCAGCGCCCGGCACGAATGACCAAGTCGAGCGATTATTCGCATCGCCCACGGTCACGCTGGCGACAGGGCAAACCTCGGCAATGGCATTGTGCAGAGTACCGGCATCCATTTCCTACATCCTCAGAAGAATGTGCAGGCCAGTCTGGATGTGATCCGGCAAGCCTAAGTCTCCCACATAAGTTGCGACTGCACCGGCTTCGGCATATTCGAGCGCAGTAACGGTATTGAAGCCAAGCCTGGGATAGGCAACACAAGTTGCGAGCACCGGAAGGCCAGCGGCGTAAAGATTGAAGCTCGTCGTGCCAAAGTAAGTCGAAGTGGAGTTGAGGCCGATGCCGACCACGGCGCGGTTTGATCCGTCATCTACACCGATCGCGTTATATTGCGCCACGAGCCCATCTACTATCCCGCCAACTACAAATTGATGTGACACACCTCCTCCATTGGCGGCGCGCCACGCTGCTACGGCGTAAGTCCAAGTGTTTGCGCTCTCTCCCGCCAATGAGGCAAGCAGCACGCGGTTGTAAGCATTCCACACGCCGAAAAACGAAGAGCTTCCGCCCGTCCCCACAATCCCATAAATCCAATTCAATTGAGATGAGGCATCGCTCCGAGTCGTCCCTACATACGTACCGCGGGAGGCCGCCGGCCCGTTGGTGATGGAGGCATTGTTAAGCAGAATGCCGTTGACCGTGACCAACGCTGTGCCTGCGGATCGTGCCGTGTCGCTAGTCCAATCCGGCCCGTGGCCGATGCGAACGGTGCCAGCATCGTTCCACACAAACCAGTCATTGACCTTACTCGCGCCGATGGCGGCCGGCGATTTGGTCGTATCGGTGGTGGCGACGCTCAACTCAGCGAATGTCGTCATTACCATGTTGGTGCCGTCGTAGATCGGCACCTTGTTGCCGACATACGGCGTGTAAAAAATAGTTGTCTTTGCCGACTGCGTCGTCGTCATCACCGGCGTTGCGGTCTGTAACGTCAGGCGGCCCTGCGGGGGTGTGGGGTCACCTGCATAAAGTTCGGTGAAATTGAGATTGCACTTGTCGAACGACGAGCGCAGTTGATCGCCGGTGCCGTCGTTCGGTGCCGCACCGATGTTGATGATCTGCTGGGTCACGGCATCCCCAGCCGGAACGAGTTGATCAGCACCGGAGCGCCGCGGTTGATCTGAGTGGATGTAAGCCTGACCACGGCGTCGCTGTTCTCGTCGCCGGCATCGCAGGAAAAGATTTCAGTGCCGTCGGCCGCGACAACACGCGCAACCGCGGCAGTACCTTTCGCCCGCGCGATGTCCTGGGCGATATCGGCAAACTCGAGTTCGCCGCCAACCGCGGCCATCGCTGCCGGATAGGACAGCATCAACGAGGCAAGGACGCGGCCGTCGCCGGTCAGCAGTTCGATACTGCCGCCGTCCATCAAGGACGACAGCGCGTCGAGCATGGCATTCGACGCGGTTTCAGACAGGTTGATCGTCATAGACCGGAACAAAATTGCCGTCGGCGTCGCGCTCGATGCGGGTGACCTTGGGCGGCCGCAGCACCTCGCTGCGCAGGGTCGGCGACTCGTGCAACAGCCGCACCGCGCTTGCGATCTGCTCGGCGAGTTCGGGCGGCACCGCAGTTGCCTCGGCGATACATTCGCGCACGAACGGCACCATACCCTCGGCCAGCGCGGCAATCTCAGCGTGTTCCATCAAACATGCTCCGTGATTGAGAGCGTGACGCGCGAGGCGCCGCCCATCCAGCGCGCCGCCACGCCATTGATGCCCAAGGTTTGATTGCTGCCATTCAGATTGCCACATCGCAGTTTAATCGTTGTTGCGGCTGTTGTGCCCGCCGCGATATCGATGTCGAGCTTTGCAACAGCCCCCTTATTGTTGCCGGGAGCAAAGGCCACTGAGGCATCGATGGCCGCCGCCGTGTTGTCTCGAAACAGTGCAAACCACGCCCCGCTTGCTTGCGTTGACCCAAACGGAATCGTGGCCTGAACACGAAGCTTATTGGCGGCCCGTTTCGGGATAATCGAAGCGGTCAACAGTTGTATGCCATCGGTCTGTTGCGGAATCGTATCAACGGCGCCCACCATCTGTATGGTGGTGGATATGTATGCCGTCGATTCGACATAGACGGGAACAGCGACGGCTTTGCTATTGGCGGTGAAGAGAACAATGATTTCCTGATTTTCACGGGAAAGAACATTGCCAGTTGCTTCCAGCGCGACGTAAAATTGAAACCATCCGCCTTTATCTATGGGCAGAGATTGCAGGACATAACGCGCCCAGGAGGTACTAACGAGTGAGTCCTGTGCCTGGATGATGTCATCGACGAGCATCGACCGCAGCACATCGGCCCGATCAATACCCTGTAAGGTGATGGCATGAATAGCAACCTGAGTGGCGTTGCCAACGGTGCCGGTATTGGTGCGAAAGCGGCCCGTGACCGGAGCTGTGCTGGTGTCGGTGCTTAGCGCATTAAAATTCCACAATCCTCCCCTGGCACCGCCGACGATCTCAGTGGATGCCATGGCTGACCATCGCGGCTTTCTTCAATTCGGCGGTGAACATGGCAGCGAGCTTTTGCGGGTCGGGCTTTGGCTTGGCGGTCGGCGGCGGGTTATCTGCGCCAGGTTGAGGCGGCGGCGCCGCTGGTGGCGTTGCAGGCGCGAATGGATCGGCCTGGGCGTCGCGCTTGGCCAATGCCTCGAGGCTATAGTTCTGCTGCTGCAGATATGGCGCGTCGCCGCCCGTCACCGGCTTAAGCTCGAGTTTGGCGCGGCCCTCGTTCGGCGACATCACGCCGGCGCCGACCGCATCCTTGATGGCGGTGACCTGAATCGCGGTATCCATGCGCAGCAGATTGTCGGTGTCGAACTCGGTGCCCATACCGACGGACCAGCCGATGCCGAGCGCCTGGTCGAGCAGTTCCTCGATTTCCTCGAGGTGGGTTTGCAACGCCTGCGAAAAGTATTCGACGTTAAGCGCCTGGATGTTGGCGATATGCGACGGCAGCGGATTGACGCCGACCTTGAACGGCGGGACGTGGTAAACGCTGCAGACGACCTCGGCCGACCAGCGCAGCGACTCGACCATCTGTCCCTCGACATTGGTCATCGCCATCTTCTCGTATTTGGCGCCGCCGGTCATAACAGCGACGCGGCCGAGATTGACGCGCGAGAACCTTGTTTCCCATTGCTCCTTGAACCGCTGTTCTTCTTCCTGCGATATCTCGCCGGGCAATGTCAGAATGCCGCCAGGCGTCGAGGCATTTTCAAATAGCAACGCCGAGGCCCGTTGCGCATTGAGGCCGAGCATCGAGGCAAGGCCACTGGCAAACACCGGCGGCGTGCCGATCAACGGATGGAATAGGCAATTCATCCGGTCGTGGATGATCTCGCGCGCCGGCACGGTGACCTCGTCGATACCGGCGAGGTAGTCCTGGCTCAGACTATAGAACACCGAGCCGTCGGTCGATACCAGCGGCTGCACCCGCGTCGGGTCAAGCACATGCAGCGCGGTGACGACGTTGCGGTTGTCGCGCACCTTGAGTACATAGGTATTGCCGCGCGACAGTTTCGACAGCACCCAACATTCGAAGAACTGATTGCGGGTCTGGTAATCGTTCGGCCGCCGCAGCACCGGACTGTATGCCGAATTGCTGGTCTCCGACCAAATCTCGTCGCTATCCTGCTCGGTGAGTTTGACCCGCAGCTTGGCTATGTCGCGCGCGATCAGCGTCTTGCACGCGAAGTCGGCGTGATACGACGCCGCGCTGTCGGTCGTGATCGAGCGGTTCTGCTGCCAGGCGCCGGGGAACGGCTCGTGGATGATCGGATACGACGTGCCGACATACGGCACCGAGCTGAGACCCTTGCGGGTCTCGCCGGTGAACGGGATCGGCACTCCAAGGATGCGCATCAGCCTTTTACCTTATAGAGATCACGTTCCAATTCTTTTGCTAATCCTCGCTTCGTAGAAATCCTGATACCTTTCAAAATGGCTTGCTCTGTTTCGGCCGAAAGCGTGCGACCACTTTTCTCCATGGCCTTTAACAATCTGTCCTTGGTGCCGCCGCTGACGATAACGCCGATCTGATGTTTTGTTTTCTGCATCAGGCCACCGTTGCCGAGCTCGCGGTGTCGATCGTCGTCGAGTCATAGGCATTGCTGCCGGTGACGCGGCATTTGACGGTGTGGGTCTGGTCGGCGCCGATCAGCGCGTAGACCGAGCCGGTGGCGCCTGCAATCACCGTATTGGCGTCGCGAATCCACTGCCGGGTGATGGTGATGGGCTGTGGCGTCCACACCCCATCATTGCAGGTCAAGTTCTGGCCGACCGTGGCCGTGCCGGAAATAGAGGGCGCCGCCGCGGCATAAGGCCGTGGCGTCCCGCGCCGACGCCCGGCCATTACTCTTTGGCCTTTGCAGCTCGGGTCTCGTAGCCGTGCGGCCCGAGCGGCTCGTTGGCGACAATGGTCTTGGTGATGACGGTTTGCCCGCTCTTGTCGTCCTGCTTTTCCTCAACCACGATGCCGAGCTTGGCGAGGTCGTTTTCCTCTTGCGTCGGCGTCGGCTGCGATGTTTCCATCCGCTTCATCGCTTCTTCGTTGGCTTTCTTGCGCTCGTCGCGCTGTGCCTCCATTGCCTTGACGCTGGGATGATCTTTTGTCTTTGCGGGTGTCTGCGCCATATTCATGGCCTCCGGTTATGAGAAAAGATAAGGCCGCATTTGCGCGGCCAGTTGCGGGACGTTAATTCCACGTCATCGTTTGCGTCCAGGCGACGACGCCCGTGCGCCTCATACCCCAATTGAGGTCGAGCAACATGCGAACGCCCACGCTGTCGGTCTGCCAGAGAGAACGGGCCGGTGTGGCGAGCACGCCGGAACCTTGCGCGCCGGTTGCGATCTGCAGCGGCGTGGTGTCTTCCATGTGCAGCGTGGCTTGATTGCTGACATCAAATCTCGGGGAATCGCCGGTGACCGAAACGAAGTCAGCGGCATCGACCAGCAGCATGATGTCGGATGCGACGTTGCTGCTTTGAATCACCGGATAGCCTTGTAGCGTGCCACCCGATAGTTCTTCCTTGAACGGGAATTCGCCGCCGCCTGCGATGGCGGGAAGCAACGAGGCCGCCAGCACATCGCCCGGATTCATAATCCACACCGGCGAGCGCAGATTGCCGTTGCTGCCGCCGATCAGCGCAGTTGTCAGCGCGCGGATATCGCCGATCATGGCCGCAATGCCGCCGCCTGCCGTGGCCGTGGTGGCGGACACGCCGGCACGCAAGCCAGCCGGCCTGGTGGTGGTCGCCGCGACGGCGTCGAGCAACACGGTGTCAATCGCAACGCTGGTGTCCTCAATGATGGCTTGCCGGATCAGGCCATCGATCGCCGGCGTGGAATGTTCGGCAATCTCACGAGTGAAGGTCGAGATCACGGCCATTTTTTTCGGCGTGAACGTAATAGCCGAGAACGCTCCCTGCCGCACCGGAATCGGCGCACCTTGGGCAACGAACGAGCCGGCGATAGTTGGCGTGCTCGCGCGTGTCGGCATCTGCACGATGCCGGCGGTGCCGAACGTGAACTTTCCACCGCGCGACGCCAGGCCCGGATAAACCGCGTTCGGAATAAGCGCGGCGAAGAAGCCCTGGATCGAGGTCTCGACCAGTTGGCTCGCCCAGCCCGAGGTGATGGTGTCGGCCGGAACGCTTGCCGCCTTGGTGATGGTATTGAGCACCAGGCGGGTGGGCTCGTCCTCGCCATACTCGTTCTTGAGCACCTGCAGCGCGGTCTGGCCGGTGAGGTGTGCCTTCAACGCGCAGACCAGCGAGCGCCACACATACTCCTGCGGCTCGATCTTCTGCGCCGGCACCGCGTAGATCGGAGACATGCCGCCGCGCGCGAGACTGCCCTCGTGCGTGGTCTCGACCCTGGCCACCGCCTTCGCGGTCGCCGCCTTGGCCTGCTCGAGCTTTTTTAGCCGGGTCAAGTCCTTGTCGATCGCCTCAATCTCGGCGCTGATGGTGTCAACTTCGTCACCCTCGGCGGCGTCGCTGGTACGATCTTCCTCGACAGCCTTCAACATCACGGTTTCCATACGCGCCGCGTTGGCGGCCCGTTTGTTTTCAAGCGCGGTAATCTGCTCTGCAATGGTTTTCATCTTGACACCCTCCTGGGTGAACTTCCGTGGGGGATGTCCCGTGACGCCGGGAGGGTTGGGTCGATGCAGCGTTGATTGGCCGGACGCGGCCCGCTGCGCAGTGTCGATCGATTTGATCGTCGCAATGGTTGCTTCTTCGTTTGCCGGAATGGTCACGGCCGATAGCTCCAGCCACGACCACTTGATGAAACGAACACCTTTCGTTTCCTTGATGAACTCGTGCTCGATAGCCTTGAAGCCGATCGAGAGGCCGGGAACCAGGCCGGCCTTGATCAGCGCCCAGGCGCGATCGATCTCGGCGGTCACGCCCTTGGCGATCTTGGCGACGATCTCAATGCCGGCATTGGTGACCTTGGCGTGCGTGACATGCCCGATCGGCTGACCGGAATCATGCTGCCACAGAAACGGAATCGGCAGCTTGAACTGCGCGCCCTTCGGCTCGACCACATCTTGCAAACGATCCGGCGACGGCGTTGTCGCCATGCCGGTGATCGTGCGCGTGTCCTCGTCCACCCCTTTCAGGGTGAGAATGGAATAAGCCCGGTTCATGGGGTTAGTCCTTATTAGGCAGTCGCAACCAAAACCCTAATTGTTTAGGCTGCATTCGTGCACATGAATTCTGAAATTCTGGAAATGCGGTCTGATCAAATCGCCGCCTAGATGCAACATCGTTTGTAATCCGCTGGTGACATTCTATCGCCAGCGGAATCGTTGCCTCTGGTCGATTATCCCAGGCACCATATTGATGGTGATATTCCCAAGTGTCTTGAATAAACCCATTCTCATTTGCGATTTGAATGTCGCACTCCCCGCATGGACAATTAAAATAGTAATGACGACAAATTCCCTTATGATGAAATCTCTCGGTCTCTACAGTTGGCCTCTTGCGTCCCTTATTCGAGTTGTCGACGACAAGCTTCAAATCAGTTTTGATTTCTTTGATATCGCTCCGTATTGGTTCAAGTTTTTGATCGAACAGTTGAGCAAGGGCTGTCATTTCTGACGGTACCGCGATTCTCGTAAGTTGCATGTGCGAACGCACAACCGTATTGCACCATGCATGGAATTTGGGTGACAGATATTTGGCGTAGGCCAATCCAATTTGCCAATGCGCCCATGTCGATCCGCTTCGTCCTTGCTCAATTTGTAAAAGGTCAGAATTTCTGACGTTTAAACTCTCCTCTAAAAATCTAATGAAATTTTTGGCTTCCACTGATGCCAGCCAATTTACTGGCCGTTTACTGGGATCACTTCCAGCCGCCCGCCACATCTCGGTGAGACACACCATTTCACCGCGAGTGCGAATTGGCGTATCACCATAGATCAACTGACCGGACACCATGTGACGCTCCTCGCAAGCGTTGCGTGGTTAGGCTCGGCGGGGCGGCGAAACGTCCCGTCGGGCCGCTTGAACTAAATAGGCAGGATCAGTGTTGTCTTGCCGCAGGTGGGACAACAACGAGGCAACACAATGGGAAACGACCCGAACAATCCGCACGATGATCCGAAACCAAATCCGAATCCCAACCCGAACCAGCCGAAGCCGCAGCCGCCCAACCAGCCGCCGCGCTAGGCAAAGAACAGCCGAACCTCGGGCCGCTGCTGCGCCATCGGATTGGTGGCCAGCAGCGCGCTCGCGTTGAACAGCGCCATCAGCGGATCAATCTTGCCATAACCCGAATCATCTCTGGCAATCCGCATCCCGGTCGGCGTCGGCACGATGCGCGCATTGCCGGCGCACCACGTCATCAACGCTTGCCCGCCGTGCTTGAAACTGCCGTCGACGAGCTTGCGCTCGACCGTCTTGATTGCGCCCATCAACGAGATGCCCTGCCGGACGCCGGCGAGCAGGTTGTTTTCCTGGGTGACTTGGATTTTTGCGAGGGCATCGACAATGCCGCCGATCCCGATCGCGTCCACGCCGACACCGGCAAGTTTTTTCGTGCCTTTAACTTTTTCCACGATTTCGACGACAGTTGAAATGTCATCCGGCAATTCCTCGACGATAGTTAAGTCGCCGTCGGCCACAAACTTATCATAAAACCCGGTATTAGCTTTGCGCCGCTCTAACCCTTCCGGGGAAATCAGCGCATGCGTCCAGGCCAGATGATGCTTGGTGTCCTTCTCCCGACCGATGACCGCTATACCCAGCAGGTCATCAAGACCGCCACCATCAATGCCAACCACAACCGCTTCCGAACGAGCAAGCACAGCATCGAGATCAAGCCCTTCCTCGACACCGCGGGACCAGTAATTTGCGCCGGCCCAGCCGTCGGCGCGCAATGACATTCCGATTTGAACATTGAAATGCTGGCTCGCGATCAGGGCGACTGCGGCCGGCCCATCGGCATCGGCCCTGAGAACTTCGCGGGCCAAAAAGTCTTCGTTCGTCGACCTGCCCAAGTTCGGGTTGACGATCGGCCAGTACCGCCGGTCCCGCCAGCCGCCGTCACGCGCCAACCTGTCGGGAAGCTCGTACAGCACCGGCAGCAGCGGCATGGCCATCTTGCCGTCGCGCACCGACCGCGCCATGGCGAGCTCGGACGCGAACACCCCGGACGGCGTGCTTTTGCTCTGGGTCGTCGTTTGGAACAGGAAGCCGTCCGGCCTTTTCGTCAGCGCGCCGCGCAGTTCGATGAACACCTCGGCCGCGTTCGATTTCTTGGCGAACACATGGGTCTCGTCGATCATCGTCCCGGTCGCCTTCGACCCGGTGATCACGTCGGTGTCGGCGGCCTTTATCTGCAGCGTGGCACCCGACCGACGATGGGTGATTTTCCTTATGTGATCCTGCACATGGAACAGTTTGCTCAATTCCGGGTCGAGCCGGATCGTGCCCTTGGCCTGCTTGTAGGCGATCGACGCCACCTCCATCGTGGGCGCGACAAAAAGGAATTCCGCCTCGGGCCGGCGGTTGACGATCATAGCCGTGAGCATCACGGCGCCGCCGTTCGACGACTTGCTGTTGCCCTTGGGGATGAGCTGGAACACCTCGGAAATCCGCCGGACGTTGGCCGCCGGGTCCAGGCTACCGAACAGCGTGGCCACGATCGGGAAGAACCACGGCCCGCAAACATCGCCCATGGTCGGCGTCCCGATCACGTCGGGTAACCGCAGCCGCTTGAACACCCGCAGCGCCCGCGCCGCCTCGGCCTCGTACAGCGGCAGGTCCGGCACCAGGCTGCGGCCGTCTAGTATCCGTTCCTCCCAATCCGGGCAGGAGGTGTCCCAGGACTCACCGTCGAGGACGGCCGCAGGAGGTGGTAGGACGGTTGCGGGTGCGTCGTCCGGGATAAATTGGAGCATAGGCTAGTCGGCTACGGAAAAATCTTTTTGACGCATGGGAGGTGCCTCCCTGCGTCTTTCCGTAGCCTTCCATTTCAAAGATCGGCCTTGTTCCCCGCCTTGGCGGGCGATCCAACCCCACGCCGCATCCTTGGCGCGGGTCAGGTTAGCCATTTCAGAGGTTGGAGCATCGGGCCAATGTACCCGGTACATGCTCGGGTACTTGGCATCCGACCGGACTACGATGCCGGTAGATTTGGTGCCGAGGTACAATCGCCATTCAGCCATGGACATGCTCACTGCGCCCGGTTTTCAAACTCGAGGTCGTTTGACCACGGCGTTCCCATGCCGGCCATCTCGGCGGCGTCAGCCTCACGATCTTTTTTGCCGACTTTCTGCGGCTCAATTAGCCGGGGGTGGCAATAGGGTGCCGCCGCAATTGCAATCCGGTCACGACGCTCTGGCGCCACGGTTGCATCATTGATAACCGTGAGTAGATAATCGAGTGGCAACATCCATCCGGGTTGCATATCTGCCCTTTTCAGCATTCGCGCCTGTGTCCTAGCCTGCTTAATCACCGATTGTGTCATGTGGTATTTCCGTCACACTTACGCCCCCAACCGCCTAAACTGGCCAAAAAAATCTGTGCGTGAT